GGATCGGGCGTAAACTTCGGTCGCGTTGGCTCCAAACATACAGAATCGAGCAAAGCCAAGATGCGGGAAGGCACAAAGAGACGACTCGCATTGATGACTGAAGAGGATCTTGCCTCGAAAGCGGCCAAATGCCGCATAGCAGCTTTGAGCAACACAAAGCAGATAGAGAGACTACGCGGGATCTTCACGGGTAAAAAGCACTCCGATGATACGAAACGAAAGATCAGCGAAGCTAGGAAGGGCATAACGTACAGCGAAGAAACCATACAAAAAATGAGAGTAGCCGCAAAGCAGCGTTGGGTTGATAGACGTGAGCGGTATGCTAAACTTGCCGCAAAGTAATTGAATATTTAGGAGAGTAATTTTATGGCGAAGATTGTTATCGGCTGCAGGCTTCCAAACGGGTTGGTTTTGACTCACCCGATCAGCGGAGAGAGCGTAACTCTGGCGGGCTTGCATAACTCCAAGATCATCGGCGCAACCCACGTATCAACCGAAGTCGATGCCGATTTCTGGGAAGCGTGGAAAGCAAAGTACAAGGATTTTACGCCGCTCAAAACTGGCGCGATCTTTGAGGCTCGCAACGAGACGGAAGCAATCTCGAAGGCGAAGGAACTCCGCAAGGAAAAAACAGGCTTCGAGCCGATGGCAACAGACGGCAAAGATCCCAGGGCACCAGGCGCAAAGAAAGCCGAAGCAAAGTAAGGGAGCAGCATGGCCGTTGCAGTCTTCAACCTGGCGAACTTCCAAGCGCGGTATCCCCAATTTAGCGCCGTGAGCCCTACCAGGCTCGGGGCGTTATTCCTAGAAGCGGGGCTGTATCTGTCCAACAGCGACAGCAGCCCCGTTCGGGACGTTACGCGCCGCGGGCTACTGCTCAACATGCTGGTGGCGCATATCTCATTTCTCGCCGGCGATCTCAGCGCCGATGGGCAAGCTCAGCCAGTTGGGAGAGTAATCCAGGCATCTGAGGGGACCGTATCGGCGAGCTTTGAGGGCGTACCGCCCACGCCCGGTACAGGCTCATGGTTTCAACAGACTCAATACGGAGCAGCCTTCTGGCAAGCTACAGCGTCATTGAGGGGGATGCGTTACCGCCCGCGTCCGACCGATCCCAACCAGGGACGGCGCTGGTAATGCAACTCTCCGTATCCGATAACGTTGTCCGTCATATTCGAGAGATGGCCGCGAAGATGGGCGGCTCGCTCGAAGTCGGATTTCTCGAAGGCGCTACGTATCCGGATGGTACCCCCGTGGCCGCCGTCGCCTTCTGGAATGAGTTCGGAAACGGCTCCGCGCCGCCGCGCCCATTCTTTCGGCAGATGATCGCGAAAGAGTCCCCGGGCTGGGCTGAGAAGATCGCCGCCATTTCCGGCGCGAACGATACCATGCTCAATTGGGATGGCGCAAAGATTCTCGCGCTCATGGGCGAAGACATACAAGGGGCGCTTATCCAAAGTATCAATGACTTCACTACGCCCGCCCTTGCGGAGAGCACGATCAAGCGCAAGGGCTTCTCTAAGCCGCTGATCGATACCTCTCATATGGTCAACTCAACCGGATACAGGGTGATCAAATGACCGGGTATATCTATCTAATTCGCAACTCAGTCAACGGTAAAGGTTATATTGGGCAGACCGTGACGGGGGTTTCTCGGCGATTTGGTGAGCATAAGGCTACCTCTCGTATCGGCTCGACTCTGGCGCTCCATCGCGCCATGCGGAAACACGGATTTCATAATTTCAGCATCTTGGAAATTGCATCATGCGGAAGTAAAGAACTACTCAACGAATTAGAGCAGCATTACATCAAGTTCTTTGGGACTTACTCAGTTACCGGGCATGGCTACAACATGACTTTAGGGGGAGATAGTTCGCACGGTTATGTAATGTCCCCCGAGTCTAGAGCGAAAATGTCTCTCGCCAAAAAAGGTAAGCCTTTATCCGAAGAGCATAAGGCCAAGATTGGCTTAGCTGGCCGCAATAGGCCGAGGCGTGAGCGCACCCCCAAACCCCCAAAAATACGACTTACTACCATAGGCAAAAAGTTATCCGAAGAGCACAAAGCTAAATTATCTGCCGCTAAAAAAGGTAAAGCCCCTTGGAATAAAGGAAAGGGTTTGCCGAAGACGATCCAACCTCGCCGGGATAGAGTTGTGTCCGAAGAGACTAGAACAAAAATTAGTGCAGCAAATCGAGGTAGAGGTAAGGGAAAACCTTGGACTGAGGCGCGTCGAAACGCTCAAAGAAAGCGAGCAACCTAGTGGATTTGAGATCAGTGGCAAATTCCGCCAGCAACTCGGTAAACCCGAATATGATCGTTAGCGTCAAGCGCTCAACGGGCTCAACCGTAGGAGCGGGACTCAAGCAAGTTCCCAGCTACGCCGCGGCCGTCTCGGGACCGGCTCAGCTTCAAGCGCTCGACTCTTCCGAGCTTCGCCAGGTTGAAGGGCTCAATCTACAAGGGGTGATAAAAGCGATCTATCTCCGCGGCAACCTGGCGGGAGTTGTACGCCCCAACGGTACCGGCGGAGATCTGGTAATTATCGGGATGCAAACATGGCTTGTTGTGAAGGTACTCGAAACATGGCCGCTTTGGACTAAGGCCGTCGTTGTATTGCAGGTGGGATCATAATGGCCGGATACGCAAAACTGACTATCGAATGTCTCCAATGTGGAGAGTCAGATCATGACGCGATGGCTAAGAACTCAAAGCGTGCAAATGGTTATGCGCTCTACTGTAAGAAATGCTCTAGGGCCAGAGCTAAAAAATGGCGGAATCGCGATAAGGCGAGGATTCAATCTGCAAACTGGCGAAAGAACAATCCAGATCGGCAACGATTACATCTCCTCAAATCCCGATTGAAGCGCGAGTTTGGGATGTCTCCGGAATGCGTAGAAAAACAATACCTAAAGCAAAAGGGTCTGTGCGATTTGTGCTTTACCCCTATCGATAGACCCATACGAGGAGCAAATCCACGAGGTTCGGCACCTAGCAGTATGGACCATGACCACGTCACGGGGCGATTTAGAGGCATTGTCCATCAGCGATGTAACACGCTAATTGGCCTTGCCAACGACAATGTTTCATTCTTGGAATTAGCTAAGGCTTATCTAATGAGGCACTCTTGAGCCCTCCCTTACCCTTTTTACCCACGATCAGCATTGACGCTGTAATCGAAGCCCTGGGCGCTTTTCTAAGCCCATTCGTGGGCGGCGCTGCCATTGTTCGCGCCCAGGAGAATCGCGTTGCACCGCCGGCCGCACCCTACGTAGAACTCACCGAACTTTTGCAGGTACCGCTAGAAACTCCGGTTGACGTATTCAACGTAGCTAACGCTCAGACGGACATAACAGGACCGAAGAGGATCGATATTCAAATTGATTTTCGCGGTCCCGCTTCGGGCGACTGGTGTACGGCGGTAACGACTATTTACCGGAGTCCCTACGCGCCCGCTCAATTCCCCGCCGGCATAAAACCGTTGTATTGCTCGGACGGTCATCAGATGCCGCTTACCACGGCGGAGCAACAATACGAAGGCCGTTGGACGCTTACGGCGAGCTTGCAATATAATCCGACTGTCTCTATACCGCAGGACTCAGCTAATATTTTGGCTGTAAATATTTTGGAGGGAACGCAATAATGACCATTCCAGCATCACGGATCGCAAGAATCAACCCCGGCGTTGTAAGCAGTGGCGGAACTTCGCTGGTGATGAATGGTCTTTTCCTCACTCAAAATACTGCGATGCCTACCGCATCGGTCTTCAACTTCGCGAGCCCGGCCGCGGTAGGGAATTTCTTCGGTCCCGCGTCTGCCGAAGCTGCTCTCGCGAAGATCTATTTCGCCGGCTACGATAAGTCAACGATCAAGCCCGGCGGGATGCTCTTCGCTCCATTCAATCTCGCCGCTCGCGCCGCCTTCCTACAGGGCGGATCTCTCGCCGGCTTGACGCTCGCTCAGCTTGAGGCTCTGAGCGGGACTCTCATCCTCACCGTTGCCGGCGTTGTCGAGACTTCGGCCGCGATTGACCTGGCGGCTTCCGGCAGTTTCAGCGGCGCTGCCGCGCTGATCCAAGCGGGATTCACAACTCCCCCATTCGCCGTGACGTGGAACGCAGTTACCAGCGCCTTCGTATTTACCACCACTGCGACCGGCGCAACTGAGACAGTCACCTTCGCAACCGGGACGCTCGCCACCGGGCTCAACCTTACCGCAGTAACCGGCGCGTTTCTCTCGCAGGGCGCGGCGGTCGATACGCCGGCCACCGCGATGGCGAACGCCGTTGCAGTCTCGCAGAACTTTGCATCGGTTGTCACGCTTTGGGAGCCGGATCTCTCCGATAAGGAAGGCTTCGCGGCCTGGTTCAATGCGGCCAACTTGGAGTATCTCTATCTCGGTTGGGATTCCGATGTGAACGCATCGGTACAAGGAAATACAACATGTTTCGGTGCGGTCGCGAAGGCTGCCCAGTACAACGGCGTTGCGTGCATCTCCGGAGATCCGGCATTAGCTCTCGCGAGCGGTACCACTCTCGCAGCGCTTGCGATCAACGTCGCTACGTTTGTGGCCGGCGCGATTGCTTCG